ATCATAAATGGGTCATCCGAGCAAACTGGCGCAATAACAGTCACGACGATATTGCAATTTATTTCGATGATTATGTTGTGCCTTTGGGGTTATGTCCTGAAAGTGCTTATAAAAATATGATTTCAGATGCTGTTAATAATCTAAATAATAACAACTTTTGGAAAGAGCAATTTGAAATCGATTGTTGGATTCATAGAAAGATTAATTTATGAATCGCATACTACAAACCACTGGCAACGGTGAATTCATTGAAACTGAATTTGATATATCGCCGTTGGCATTCGACGAAATTTGTGTACGTTCAGTTATGACTGGCGTATGTCGCAGTGACATAGATATGATGCTAGGCAACTTCGGTCCGTTGCCACTTCATATGCAGGGACACGAAGGGCTAGGACAAGTAATTGGTATAGGAGCAAATGTAAAAGATGTCAAATTCGGAGACTATGTTGCAACACGCGGAGAACCGGCCTACGCCGATGTTTACAACGTCAGGGACAGAGAATATGTTGTTGTTCCCGAGGCTCATCCTAGATATATACTGGAGCCAGTGGCTTGTGGCATTAACATTGTTCATCAACCCTTACGCGAAATTGCTGAACGAGCAGGCCCAGGACGACGACTACTAATACTTGGCAGTGGCTTTCTTGCTTGGATTGCTTACAATACTATTAAGTTAAATCATTTAGACTTTGAAATCACAGTGGTAGGCAAATCAAATAAAGAACTGTGGCAGGATACGTTAAGCGATGACTATTCTGGTACATATGATGTTGTTATAGATTTGAGCAGCAGTACATATGTGTTTGATTGCCCCATAATAAACAACGAAGCATTGGTAGTATTTGGTTCTCAGAAGCAAGTATCAACTGATTTTGGTACATTGCTTTGGAAAGCTTGTACAATGATGTTTCCCAGTCCAAGAACAAACAAATTCCACGACTGTATGAAACAGGCCGAATATTGGATTACCAGCGGTGATATCAATATTGACAAGTTTTGGACAAAAGGCTATAATAGAGACACTGAATGGCAACAAGCGTTCAGCGACAGCAACAACCGGCCCGCTGGGTACAGCAGAGGCTACATTTATTGGAAAAACAATGGCTCTTAATACAGATGCACGGCAACAAGTAGATTATTTTGTTGGTACAGAAGTAGAAAATACTACTATGAAGGGTGAAAAGACCTTGTTTGTAGTAGGTATTAAACCCGCAGACGAAATTATCAGACTAGCAGAAGAACACAGTATTCGACACATTTATTTTGGCACTAGCCAAAGCTTTCATCCCGCCAATCCATATGATTGGGTATCGTGGGACGAAATGATTAAACCCTTGCTAATTAAAGACTATTTTGTTACACTAGACTTCGACGTACAATATTGTAAAGAAATTCACGAAGAATCGTGGTGTGAATACAAAACTTTCATTCCCATGATCAGTGTTAAGATTCCTTACATTAAGTTATATAATTATCATGCCACAGTTAAAATTGATGATAACACTTGGGGCGATACTAATACTGGAGTGTGGTGTCACCCACTCAATGAGTTACTAACACGCCAAGTGTATACCGACTGGAAAGACTACGTAGGTGATACTCCGGTTTTCGTTAAATGAAGTTCGATAAACTCTGTCTTGCACCATGGGCGCATGGACTTGTGCATACTGATACAAAGCTAAGACCTTGTTGTCAGTATCCCACATCCAGTAATTACAACTTTACCGAATATAAAGAATGGTGGAATAGCGGTCCGATGGTCGCATTGCGAAATGATTTGTTTAACGGTGTCGAACATAAGGGTTGTGCAACTTGTTGGAAAACAGAATCTGTAGGTAAAGAAAGTCTCAGACTGAGTTATAATAAGTTATTTAAAAAAACTATCAATTTAAAAAAAGTTGTAGAAAGTGAGAATGATAACTTTGTTCTTGATTACCTTCCCGTAACATGGGATCTAAGATTAGGAAATCTTTGTAACTTAAAATGCGTTATGTGTTCTCCTGTTTTTTCAGATAAGATAGCAGAAGAATATAAACTCAATGAAAATAAAATTCTTAAATTAAATTTAAAAAATTTTAATAATTCTGAAGACAAAGATATTGTACATAATTGGACTGAAATTGAATCTGGTAAAGATTTTTTAAAAGAAATTCAAGCTGACGTCAAGTGGATTAAGTTTCAAGGTGGAGAGCCATTAAGTATTAAATCTATTAGAGAGTTTTTAGAAAATTTAAATAAAGATTGCGTTGTTGATGTTTGCACTAATGGTACTATAGCCGATGATAATTTTTTAAATACTCTTAAAAAGTTTAAAAAAGTTACTGCTAGTATCAGTTTAGAATCAGTGTCCGCGGAAAATAATATCATAAGGTATGGATCCGACATTGAAAAAATTTTAAACAACATCGAAAAGTTTAAATTATTGCCCAACCTTGAAATACAACTTAATCATGTCATGCAGATTACCAGTATTTCTAATCTAGTAGATATTATTAAGTATGCTGAACAGAATAAGTTTCATTTATCACTAATTCCATTGGAGCACCCATCTTTTTTATCACTTAACAGTTGTTCAAAAAAATTCGTAGACAAGTTAATAGACGATGTTAACCAATTGGTTATCAGTCATCCAAAAAATCAGTATATTAAATCGTTTTTAATAAAACTTGCAGAACGACACCAATTTAGTTTACAACAAAATAAAAGTCTGTTAGAATATGCAGAATACTTAGATTCTATCAGACCGTTAAAGTTTAAACCACTAATTATATCATTTATTGAGGAATAATATGAATCAAGAAAATCGTGAACAAGCAAATTCTGTTATGAGTCATGCAGAAAGAAAGATTTGGGTAACTTTTCGCAAAGAAGGAATTCATTGTTATCCAGCGGCAGCAACTGATCCCATGCTAGCAACCGGAGACGAATATGATGTAAGTTTTCTGGGCTCTCCCCATCGACATATATTTCATTTCAAAGTTTGGATTGATGTGCTACATAATGATCGGGACATAGAATTCATTCAATTTAAACGATGGTTAGAAAATCTTTACAAAGACGGAACTCTTAAACTTGATTACAAGTCCTGTGAAATGATGTCCGATGATCTTTATATTCAAATTACTGCAAAGCATCCAGGGAGAGCAGTCTGGATTGAAGTCTCCGAAGACGGTGAAAACGGAGCCCTCATCAAATACGAAACTCACCAACCCATTCAACGTATTAAAATTTAAGGAAAGTTATAATGGCGCAGCCTAAATACATCGAAAAATATCTTCGCATGAAACCAGAAGTTGATAGAATTTTTGCCGATCTCGATGGTTATCGAGATTATTGCAGGTTTAATATGTTAAAATTTGACGAGAAGGATTTGTATAAATCTGAACAATATCGCAAATTTGAAAAACATCGTAACTGGCAAAATAGACAGCTCGACAGACAACTTGATGCTTAACGATGTCAAACGTATTTCTAATAGACTTAGAATCTGTTGAAACTAGGTACACTGCTCAATGGAAAAAGCATGTACCTTCTCTTTTACGAAAGGCAGGACACAATGTTCAAGTTATTTCTGGCCCTACGGATATCCCTAGTGCAACCACTCCTGGTGCTTTTCTTAACTTTGGTGGGACTAATATCTATAAGTCTAGTCAAGTTGAACAAATTGGTCGACTATTTTGTGCTGGACGCATTCAAGCTGGCGACCATTTTCTTTTTACTGATGCTTGGCATCCGGGCATTATAAATCTAAAGTACATGAGTGAGCTGTTGAACATTCCAGTAGTTACACACGGACTATGGCATGCTGGATCGTATGATCCTCAAGACTTCCTCGGACGTCTTGTTGGTGCTAAAAGATGGGTCAGACATGCTGAGAAGAGTTTCTTCTACGCATTCGATCACAACTACTTTGCCACAGACTTTCATGTAAAATTATTCTTTGACGAATTACTAGAAGATGGCTGGCCTACAGAAAATCCATGGTATGAAGAAGACTTTGCTGAACGCTACGACAGTGGAAAGATTGTACGCTCAGGCTGGCCCATGGAATATATGGTTGATGTTCTGGAAAACTATAATACTAATCCCAAGCGTGATCTTATTGTGTTCCCGCATCGCATTGCACCTGAGAAACAAGTCGAGATCTTTCGTGACTTGGCTAAACAATTACCCCAGTATGAGTTTGTTGTCTGCCAGGATCAGCAATTAAGCAAACATGAATATCACAAGTTGTTAGGCCGTGCTAAGATTGTGTTTAGTTGCAGTCTTCAGGAAACTTTAGGTATAGGTTGTTACGAAGGTGCGCTAGTGGATGCCATTCCAATGGTGCCCGACAGGTTAAGCTATAAAGAAATGTATCCCGATATTTTTAAATATCCGTCGCACTGGACTGAAAGTTGGGATCAATATATCACTAATCGGTCTAATCTGTGTTTTGCTATTATGCAACATATGGATCATTATGAAAATCGATTGCCACAATTAAAAGTCTTGTCAAAGCATCTAACTGATAATTTTTTTAGTGCAAATGAACTCCTTAAACGCATTTGATAGAATTTATCAATTTGAACAAGAATTAGCTGAGTTCACTGGAGCTCCGTACGCAATCATGACTGATTGCTGCACCCACGCCATTGAGTTATGTTTACGGTATGACAAAGTAAAGACAGTTAGTTTTACGCCTTATACCTACATTAGTATACCCATGCTGATGCATAAACTTGGCATTAATTACACATACTTAAATCACGAATGGCAGCAGTGGGTCGGGGAATATCCTTTCATTAATACTAGAGTTTGGGATAGTGCCAGACGTCTCGAGGAAGGAATGTATCGTCCCGGAATGATGCAGTGTTTAAGCTTTGGTCATGACAAACCATTGCATATTGGCCGCGGCGGAGCTATTCTGTTAGATGACAAAGCTGCATATGATTCTATTATTTTAATGCGCTATGACGGCAGGGACCTAAATAATAGACCATGGACTACTCAAAAAGAGTTCAAGGTCGGCTATCACTACAAGCCAACTCCCGAAGAAGCAGAATGGGGGTTGGCATTAATGAAGGGAATAAGAGTTGACAAACCTGTCCCTAAACATGTAGAATATGCTGATCTAAGGCAATTTACTATTACGGATTAATATGACACAAAAAGAAACAGGTTTAGATGCTATGGCAGGTGATGGCGGTTATCGAGAAGAAAAATATCTAGGTAACTATCTTCGAGCTAAAATGAAGCGAGACGGAAAACGATTCTGGGCCGGTGATAACATTAGTGACTATCTGCACGACAGCGACAAAGAGCACTTAATTAACGAAGCAACAGAAGCTTTTGAACTAGTATTGGATCGGTTACTTATCGACCGTGAAACTGATCCTAATAGCAAAGGCACAGCAAGGCGACTTGCAAAAATGTATTTTAATGAAATAATGGCAGGCCGATATGATTCGCCTCCAGATTGTACAGCATTTCCAAATGACAGTGAGGATAGATATGAAGGCATGTTGGTTGTTCGTAGTGAGTTGCGTAGTATGTGTAGTCATCATCACCAACCCGTTGCTGGCGTTGCTTATATTGGCATTATTGCCGCTGAGAAACTTATTGGCTTATCGAAGTACACACGTATCGCGCAGTGGTGTGCAAGACGAGGTACTCTCCAGGAGGAACTTTGTAATGATATTGCTAGGGAAATTCAAAAGGCCACGGGTGCAAAAGATGTAGGTGTTTACATACAAGCAACTCATGGTTGTTGCGAAAATCGTGGCATCATGGCACATAGCTCGCTGACTCAGACTACTGTGCTCAAAGGTGCTTTTAAGGACGATCCTGGCACTAAGAAAGAGTTTTTCGACAATATTAAACTACAACAGGACTTTGCACCCCGATAATTTTTAATAGTAAACAAGATAAATATCAGATATAAAGGTGATTGATATGCAATTTGAATGGAAAGTATTAACTGATGTTAGGGCAGAAAATGGTATTGTGCAGTCTGCGTTGTATGGCTGTTTTTGCAGGGACGGACAGTTTATGAAAGAGTCACTGAACACCATGACTTTTACACACGATCCAGCTAATTCAGTGCCCTACGATCAAGTAACTAGAGAACTAATTCTGGAATGGATCTTGGCTAACTTAGGCTCTGCAGAAGTAACTCGTGTGCAAAATTATGTGTCAGATCTAATTACTGCCGAACAAACTTTACATGCAGAACAATTGGCAGCTCGACAAGCAGCAGAGTCAGTGCCCGCTGAAGATCAAACTACCCAAGAATAAAGTTATTTCAACTTTAACATCTGTCTTATCAAAATTTGAGGATATCTAGCCTCAATTGAATTTTAATCAAAGGAACCTAATCATGGCAACAAAAACAGTGAGCAAACTCGGCGATAAATTAACAAAAGTAAATGAATCATTTACAATTAATATGTATGACAATGGATTCATGGTAGAAGTTGGTGGACGCAATAAAAAAGGCGACTATGTCAATGCTAAAATTTTATGTAACACATTAGATGAAATGCTGGCATTGGTCAAAGAAGCTGGTGAAATGGACAGGGATAGTTAATCATGGCTGTTTGGAAAATCACTAACTTACATAAAAAGAATGCCGTCGAGCGTCAATTCTGGACTAAGGATGGTATCACTGTAACCAAAGACGAAGGGTTTCGATGGGGAACTTGGACCTGCGACAGCGACGAGCGTCCTGACATTGACTTAACTAATCCAGAAGGGTACGATGTACTTTGTACAGATTACGATTGGGAAATGGAAGACATGAATGATGGTTGTTGGGTAGAATGGACATTTCCCGATGACATGGATGAAGAAGAACAAGAACGTATTCAGGCTCTATGGGACGAAGATTGGTACGAAGGCATGGAAAGCGATGGGTGGACTAACGATGACTCTGAACACTGGATTTATGGTCCTATCCAATTAACAAATGTAGACACAGGCGAAGAATTTTCCGGAGAAAAAGATGACTAACTGGTTAAGAAAAAAACTTAAAAACTTTTTATATCCCGATAATGAAGCAGAATTAGTTCCTTCTAGACTGTCAGTAACCAGTGGCGATGACATTCAGGAAGATAACACTCTAAGATTCACTGTAACTCCTGCCAGAGGAGGAATCATTGTATCTGTTCGAAATTATAATAGAAAAAGAGACACTTCGGAAAATACTGTTCACGTTATTCACGACGATGAAGATGTTGCAAAGCATGTGTCCGAAATTGTCAGTCTGAGTCTGTTACGTAATTGACAATAATTAAAATATTCAGTAAAATATCACAGTAATGTTTTATTGAAGGATGCATCATGCTACTTAAATTACTTGAACGTTTTGACCGAAAACGTATTGTAATGGATCGTGTTAACGACGAACCATATCTAGAACGATACTATTTGTTTCTTAAAGACCGAAAGCGTTTTCCTTTCAATGTATTTTTGCATAAATTTCTAAAGTCAGACCCTGATGATGTTCATGATCACCCTTGGCCTTACTTCACTTTGATTCTTCGCGGTGGATATTGGGAATGGATTCCTCAGTTTAATTCAAAAGGCGAAAAAGTTGGAGAGCTGTCTGTATGGCGAGGACCAGGTCATTTCAGAATTTGTAAAGCAACTAGTTATCACAGAATCGAACTTGACCCAACTGTAACTTGCTGGACTTTATTTTGCCCGGGCCCACAACAAAAAGACTGGGGCTTTCTGAGCAAAGGTCAATGGGTGCAGTGGGAACAATACTTAGCCAGTAGAGCAAAATGATAGCATTACCTCCAGGTTGCACTGTAGTATATCCTATATGGATAGACATCAATAGTTTAACTAAAAATATAATTGATTGGTACGAACAAATTGGTGGTCGACAAAAAGTTGATACATATTGGAATCATCGCGGGCATGAACATTCTAATGTATATGTAGCATACGGTCGTGGCAAATGGTGCCATCATCATCAAAACGGCGAAGGCGGCACCAGGTTGCATTTTAACGGAGAAGATGCTAGTATTGCATCTATGTTTATTATAAAATTTTTAGACAGCGTAATTAATCACAATCTTAAAGAACACATGGAAAGAATAGAAAATGAATATTACTAATAAAGAATATCAAGGTCTTGTTGCAAAGATTTGTAGAGATATTGCTAACAGTGGTTGGCGCCCAGATTACATTGTGGGCATGGTACAAGGTGGTATTGTACCGGCTGTAATGATTGGTAATTATTTTAATATTCCAGTGAACACTTTAAGCAAAAAAGAAAGTAACTTGTGGATGGCCGAGGATGCATTCGGTTACGTGACAGCAACGACTACTCCGAGACCCACTGATGCAATTACCACAGATCCCAGTACACGCAAAAACATTTTGATTGTCAATGATATTAATGATACAGGCAGGACAATTAATAATTTGATGGAAGACTGGCGTTCTGGATGTTTACCCAGCGACCCAGCCTGGAAAGACATTTGGAACAACAATGTTAAGTTTGCGGTGATTTATGATAATGTCAGTAGCAAATCAAAAGTTACCGTAGATTTCTGCGGAGAAGAAATCTCTAAGAGCAAAAAAGAACGTATGGTATTTCCTTACGAGAATTGGTGGAGATAAATACTTGCTCAGAGGACTTTAGGCATTCATCCCTCTATAAAAATTCTGCATGCCATCAAACTTGCTACCTAATAAAGGAGACTAGAGATGGCAAATCTACAACCCGTACTTTACAAGTACACATCAACAAAAGAATATCACGACGCTTTTCCTTGTGCTTACAGACAATGGCGTGCGGATAGTCACTGTAATTTAATTCACGGTTACAGTTTTTCAATGAAGTTTTATTTTGGCACCGACGATTTAGATGTCCGTAACTGGGCAGCGGACTACGGTGGATTAAAAGAACTTAAAAAGACATTAGAAGATCAATTTGATCATACGCTTATCGTAGCACAAGATGACCCAGACATGGAGACATTTAAATTGTTACAGGAAAAGAATATGGCTAAGATTGTTGTATTACCCAAGCTAGGCTGTGAGGGACTTAGTGACATGCTCTACAAGTATGTCAATGGCGTTTATATCCCAGAGATGTGGGGACCAGGCGAAGCTGCACGTTTGTGGTGCTATCGTGTTGAAGTTCGCGAAACACAAAGCAACATGGCGTATCGCGAAGGCCACCGTGAATGGAACGAAGACCTATTTGCATAATCAAATTGAAAGAGTTATGGAGACTATGGGCTAAAGCCCTGGGCGAAAAAGCAGGTAGTACAGATCATGAAGCGGATCGTATTGCTTGCATTCGTACCGCAATTGTGCTATCATATATTATAACAAACTGCTTTATTGTAGCAGGTGTAATTCGACATTGGAACTAGTATGTTTAAATTAAATCCCGGTAGTCACGAAGAAGCTTTGGGAATTCTTCAAGAAGAATGTGCGGAAGTGATAGTCGAGGTCAGCAAAATTAGAAGATTTGGCATTGACAGTGTTCATTATAAAACTGGATATAAACATGCTGAAATGTTAGAAATGGAAATCGGCGATGTGTTAGCTATGATAGATATTCTAATAGAACAGCAGATTATTAAACGAGAAAATTTAGAGTCGGCAAAAAATGCCAAAAAAGAAAAACTCAAAAAATGGTCAACTTTATATGTTAGCTGAAGATATCAGATGGTTACACGTAGAAGCTAGTAGTAAGTGCAATGCATGGTGTCCATCTTGTCCGAGAAATGTTAGCGGACACGGATTGTATCCGAATCTAACAGAACAAGATTTAGATTTATCAGTATTAAAAAAAACTGTAGAAGCGTTGCCTAACTTATATGCAGTACAGTTTTGCGGAAATCATGGAGATCCGTGTGCTGCTAAATCATTCTTAGATATGATCGATATAGTTAAATTGCATGTTAAAAAAATTCAAATACATACCAACGGTAGTATTAGAAATCAGCAATGGTGGGAAAAGTTAGCGCATAAGCTAGCCGATATCGAACATGATGTATGGTTTGGCATAGACGGATTAGCGGGTACACACGAATTATATAGGCAAGGGACTAGCTGGAATAAGATCATCGAAAATGCTACAACATTTATCGATAATGGAGGTTTCGCTACATGGCAGTTTATAACATTTAAACACAACGAGCACCAAATAAAAGATTGCTTAAAGTTAAGTCAAAAATTAAAATTCAAAAAATTTAAATTAATAAAATCATTTAGACGAACAGAAGAAGCAAAAGATTATGTTTCAGGAAAATCATATATAACACTGGAGCCTTCCTCAGTGCTTATAAAATCAATTAAAAATCTTACTAAGAGCTCGTCGGTCAGGAAAGAAAATTGTATGCATATGAGTCAACCTAGTATATATTTAGATTCTATGGGATCCTATAGTTATTGTTGCTATTATACTTCAAATTGGGCATCGAACAAAATAAAATTTGACTCTTTGAAAGATATTTTTTATAATACAGTAGATATAACAAGCAGTCAATGCGTTAACTCATGCGGATCATCATATGAAACTCAAAGTCAGTGAACTTTTCTATTCAGCACAAGGCGAAGGACGTTTTGTCGGAGTCCCCAGTGTATTCCTTCGAACCTTCGGGTGCAATTTTACTTGCAGTGGGTTTGGGTGTGCTCCGGGAGTTAAAAGCACTGAAGCAGATGATGTTGCAAAAAATGTTCATTTATACAAAGATTTTAACAGTCTCCCGCTAGTCAATACTGGGTGTGACAGTTATGCAAGTTGGCATCCAGCTTTTAAAGAACTAAGCCCAACCATTGACACTAATCAACTAGTAGACAGTATGTTAAAACTTACACCCAATAACAAATGGATTCAAGATAACGGGAACGATGTACATCTTGTTATCACCGGAGGAGAACCTTTATTGGGATGGCAACGTGCCTACGAAGAATTATTAAGCAATCCTAATATGTTAGATTTGCAAAATTTAACATTTGAAACAAACGGTACTCAAAAACTACTGCCATCATTTAGACAATATTTACTTAATTGGACATTAAATTCTAAATTAAATTCTAAAGGTGATCGTAGAACTAGTAACAATCTTACGTTTAGTGTCAGTGCTAAGTTAAGTGCCAGCGGTGAACGATGGGAAGATGCTATTTGCCCTGATATTGTAGCCAGCTATCAAGAATTAGGATATACCTATCTCAAATTTGTTGTGGAAACAGATGAGCATTTTGCCGAAGTAGATCGGGCAGTAAAAGAATTTAGAACTGGCGGATTTAAAGGTTCTGTATATGTAATGCCTCAAGGCGGTGTTGTTACTCCTTACGAAAAAAATCGTGTAAGAGTCGCCGATTGGGCTTGTAGTAAAGGTTACTATTACAGCCCGCGACTGCACGTCGATCTGTGGGGTAATGGGTGGGGCAAATGATGGGCGTCGGTGCCGGATATGCCGATGAAGTTCAGTCGTACGATCCATTCGACGATCGTGCTGTATTCGAATATCGATACAGTTTAATTCCTAGGCGTTGCTATACCACCAATCGCGTAGTGTGGGGACTAGCTATGAGAGCCCTAAGAATTATTGGCGGGCCCGGTGATCCGGTGATCGAAGTTCGATGGTATCATCGCGATGAAGCTATTTTAAAAATGTTAAAAGGATAACCAATGAGACTATTTAATAAATTATTCAGTAAAGACCAACCTCAAGTCGTAACACCGTCTGCGCCAGAAAAAAAAGAAACTCCGTCAACACCAAAAGCACCTAAGGCTAAAAAGCCCACGCAAGTCAAGAAAACACCTAAACAAGTTGCCACCGAAAAAGGCGAACCCTATGTTAGTATAATCAGTGTAGAACTAGATCCAGAAAACATAGGTAACGGTGCATTTGAATTAGATTGGAATGATTTTTTTGTAGCCAAGCTAGTTCGTTCTGGTTATAAGGGCAAAGATGATTCTCAGATTGTGGATCAATGGTTCCAGGATGTTTGCCGTAATGTTGTTATGGAAACATTTGAACAATACGAAGCCAATAACCCAAGGCCTGCATCCGGGATTCAACGTAAAGACTTAGGCAATGGTCGCAGCGAAATAAGTTAAGATCAAATATATGTTCAATCATTGGAAAAAGAATACTACTCCATATAGTTGGAATCCTAAAAAAATTCAAACAAAATGGTCCGGGACCGATAATGTAGATAGATTTAAACAGAATCCTGATTTTGCTAAATGGCAAGATATCGACATAACTTACGATTTTAGTAATGAAGGATTTAGAACTTACGATTTTGACTCATTGATGGGCAAAGAAATAGATGTAGCATTGGGATGTAGTCATACTATGGGAGTTGGGTTACCAATCGATTGGATTTGGCCTAGTCTAGTAGAAAAAAATAGACCATATCCTATGCTTAATTTAGGGCTAGGGGCAGGAACATCTGACACTGTTGCTAGAATCTTAACTAACATTACTGGGTTATTTCAAATCAATACCGTATTCATTTTTTGGCCTAATTTCAGAAGGTTTGAAATTTATAAAGATGAAAGAGCAGATTTTATAATACCAAACCACAGCGAATTATATCATATATGGAATATGAATCCTGATATTTCATTACAACGTTTTCATAAAAACAAATTAATTGTAGAATTATTGCACGACCGTGTCGAGTCTATAGTCGGGCCGGTATATTCCGATGTTAAAAGTGAAGTAAAGAAACAGCTAACAGGCTACGATATTTTAGATCATGCTCGTGATGGAATGCATTTTGGTCCTGAAACGCATAAATTAGTAGCAAAATTATTATTAGAGAAGTTGACAAATATCGAATAAACTGCTATTATTACTGCACTATGCGATATCTAATTGTTGACACAGCCAATACATTCTTCCGTGCAAGACACAGTGCCCATCGCCAAAGCGACACATGGGATAAACTAGGTTTTGCTATCCACGTAACCCTTGCCAGCGTAAACAAAGCATGGCGAGATCAAAAAGCGGATCATGTTGTATTCTGTCTCGAAGGCCGCAGCTGGCGCAAGGATTTCTATGAGCCTTACAAAAAGAACCGAGCAGTTGCACGAGCCGCGCTCACAGAAAAAGAAGCAGAAGAAGATAAATTGTTCTGGGAAGCTTTTGACGATCTTAAAACGTTCTTATCCGAACGCACCAATTGTACTGTTCTCCAGCACAACAGTCTGGAAGCAGATGACTTGGTGGCAGGATGGATTCAAGCACACCCTCAGGATCACCACACCATCGTAAGCAGCGACACAGACTTTCATCAGTTACTAGCCGACAATGTTAATCAGTATAATGGCGTAGCAGACGAACTACATACACTGCAAGGAATTTTTGACAAAAAGGGCAAGATGGTCATTGATAAAAAGACCAAAGAGCCTAAGAAAATTCCCGATCCCAAATTTATACTATTCGAAAAATGTATGCGTGGTGATCCCACTGACAATGTGTTCAGTGCGTACCCCGGAGTCCGAACTAAAGGCAGTAAAAATAAAGTAGGTCTCGTTGAAGCTTATGCTGATATGGATAAAAAAGGATTCAATTGGAATAACATGATGTTGCAATCTTGGACCGACCATAATGGCGTAGAGCATAAAGTTCTCGATGATTATCAACGCAATCGTACACTAGTAGATTTGTCAGCCCAGCCCGACAATGTTAGAACATGGATCAATGAAACCATTGTTACTAACAGTATTACAAAAAATCGATCAATGGTGGGCGCTCAGTTTCTTAAATTTTGTGGCAAATATGATCTTGCTAAACTCAGCGAAAACGCTGCCGCTGTTGGCACAATTTTATCTGCAGGGTATCCTGAATGACAGAAATTCAAGATTTATTAAATCAAGAAGCAACATTGGCAAATAATGGAAAACAAGACAGTGAAGAACGACAATCGATTCATACTCTGATTAGATTGAAACGACCACTGCCGGCGCCAACTTGTTTTGGCGAGGACGATTGTTCGACACATATATTAAGTATGTGCCCATGGCGCATTGACTGTGGAGATTAAAGGTAGACTATGAACAAAGAATTAATTAAAAAGTTTCAATTACAAGCAGGCGGCAGTCATTATCCTGGCATCAATCCGGACATGCAATTATCTTTTGCAAAACAAATTATAGAAGAATGTATTGATGCTGTGCGTAACACAGACACCAGACATGCCTACACTACTTTCGACAAAGGGCTAATAGATGCCACTGTCGAACGGTCTATCAAGTCAATTAAAGAAAGATTTGATTACCATGGGTTTTAAAATGCATTCGAGTCGATTCAGGACTATTAGATCAAAAGATCCTAATTTTAATTTAGTAGACGGAATGCTGGTTATTCCTCGGGCCGGATTTGAAGTTGTCAAAGAATGCCCCAGAGAATACAGACTTATTATTCAAGATTGTTTAGAGCGGGGATGGCTCAAGCCTGTGGCCACTGTGTATGATCATGAATTAACTTTTGACATGTTAAAGGATATAACTCAATGAAACTTATCGACGTAATTACTGCTGCCGAAGGTCGTGTATCTGGAGGAGACAAGTTTCAATGGAAATGTTGGGGAGACAATGCAAGATTTATGGAGTTTGCAGATATAAATGGATCCGAGTTTTGTAGTGTAGTATTCGACACTAAGACATATGACGTGTATGACATTGAAATTTTTATCCCGGACACTGATATCTGTTTTAGATGGTTTAATCCTACATTCATCGACAGTTACATCAATGAAGCAAAAGCAAGAAACATAGATTATATGTTAGCATGGGACAGTATAAAATTTATCCCAGTGAATGATGCCCAAGTAATCATTGAATATATTAAAGATGTCATGTCTTCATTCTACGAAGATCTTGCCATACCAGAAGAAATAGCATGAACACATCTTTTAGGCTTTGGTTATCTGAATTATGGAGAGAAAATTGTGAGGAACACGATCTGTGGAAACAACCCCGCTATTCTCTACAAGAGTACTTTGCTCGCTACAAATGGTGGCTTCGCCGAGAGTATAGATTTCAACAAAGGAATAACAAATGATTGAAACTTTTATTTTTATTCTTGTTTTGTTACAAATCAAACACTGGTACATAGACTTTGTAAATCAAAATGAAGAAGAAGTAAAACATAAAGGTATATATTTTGACTGGTTAGGTATCAAACACAGCCTTAAGCATGGCATTGGAACGTTGGCTTGTTTATGGACCGTAACTGGATGGGCCAATATAGAGTTTGCATTTTTTATCGGCGTGATAGATTTTATCTTGCATTATCACATCGACTGGGCTAAGATGAACTATGGTAATCGAGATATTACCACTCCTCAGTTTTGGAATCATCTAGGACTAGATCAAATGGCACATCAATTGTGCTACATTGCATTTGCAGGACTTACAGTATTATGATTGAATTAATTGCACGACCAGTTGTTAAAAACAAATATTGGATTGTTGAGTCTGACGGAAACAAAGTGGGAACTATTCAGGCCGTGGAAAAAGGCGGATTTGTTTATGTTCACGAACAGTCTAGAGTTCAATATGCCAGTATCAAACTACTAAGTAAAGCACACAATGTGGTCTTCGACAGTACTGTAAAAAAAGAAAAACTTACACCAGAGTATCATGAAGTATACGGTTACCCTGTAAGTAATAAACCATGGAATTTACTGTGGGACGTTAAGCACCAGTTTCCCATTTATACAAAAACTAACAAAAGTAAAAGTTATTATTGCGCTGGTTATTATATTATTAAATTTAATAATGGATGGGTTAAAAGTTATTGCCCAAAATTTATCACATTAAACCGATACGATTTCCAAGGTCCGTTTAAAACTAAAACAGACATGCAGGACGCACTAAAGGCGGTAAAATAATGAATGAAGCTAATCTAAGTCTGCATTTAAAAAATTTCAACGACAAAGTTAAACTAATGAATCAGACCGGTGGAAGAAATCTTATGCTAACTGCTAACGAAGCAAGAAGTCTTCATAATGATTTGTTTGATTTGCTAAATCATTGTTCTACATTAAGCAAACAACTTGCAGCAGCGAAATCGGGGGACTCGGTAATCAGTATTGCAGTAGATGGTGGGGGATTTAAATAATCTACGTACATTAAGAGATAAATATTATTAGTTGATAAATCTATGAGCAGACCTAAACCAAATGTATTAATCGAACATGTAAATAAATCTACCTATAAGAGTGAGCAAATTCTCAGTAGTGAAGGTATCTGGGCAGTGTTTTATGATAATCAACCAATCAATTTGAAAAGCGGTAACATGCTAGTCAATTATCCAGGCCCTAAATATAAAAAGACTTCGTTCTCAAATAAAGGGCATGCCATTAATCTTTGCAAAAAACTAAACATTTTGTTCAAAACAGATTTATTTTCTGTAGTTTTAATGAAAAGTGGTAACAAAATCTACCCCTAAACGGTTTACGCAAACTCAATTAACTCAGATGTTTGCTGAAATGTCAAAGCAACATCCCAGTAAGTTAAATTACATTATTTGGAATAATCCCAAAGACCCCAGCAGTCTAAGATTAAGCCTTGCTGGATTTAAATTTCTCTCCGCAGATCTCAAATTAAAATCTTATAAATTTGAATTTGATCAACCTTTGGCCAATAAACATTTACTTCAACTTGAGCGATTCTTTCAAGGTATGTATTATCTTATCGGTGCCCATAAAATTGTAGTTTTTGACGAGCAAGAAGCTGCCATGTTAAGCCTTATGGACGGCGATCTCAAAAAATATCTAGCTAATCTAGAAAATAATACTTAATTAGTACTACAATTGTTGTAAAAATACAACAACATTTTTGGTTGCTCGAAATTCCCAATTTTGCTATAATATTGATATTGTAGTTAACAAGGAGTTCAAATTGAACCAAATGACCCAGATTCAGCAAGTTAATCAAGCTATCATGTTCGGTAATTTTACCGACACTGAACTGTCCAGCATCCTCAGTGCCGTGCAATTTGCCAAGTCCCAACTTCGTAAAGATAAAATCCGTTCTATCAAGTTGGGCGATAATGTTCGTTTTACTAGTACTAAACGCGGTATGACTATTACTGGCACCGTAGACAAGATTGCCATTAAATTTGTAACGGTTCGTAGTCCGCAGGGCCTGTGGAAAGTACCTGCTAACATGCTGGAAGTTGTATAAAAACAACACATTTTTTGGTTGCTCGAAATTCCCAATTTTGCTATAATAATGGCATACAGTAACAAAACGGAGTAAACGAAATGGCTTATGTCTCTCAAGAACGTAAACAATCCCTGGCCCCTGCTATCAAGGCTGTCTTGAAAAAGTACGGCGTCAAAGGTTCTTTGTCGATTCGGACTCATTCGTCTTTGGTTCTGACTATCAAGTCGGGAAAGATTGATTTTGTTGAAAATTTTATCGAGACTGACAGCAAAGTCCTGCATGGTCGCAAAATGTCTCAAGACCAAATTGATCACATCCGTAAGAATCAATCCGTGGATGTCAATCCTTATTGGTATCATGAACACTTTTCAGGCAAGGCCAAAGACTTCTTGAAAGAAGTGCTGGCTGCTATGAACAAAGGCAATCACAACAATTCAGACGCCATGACTGACTACTTCGATGTGGGCTGGTACGTGGACGTGAACATTGGTCGTTGGAACCAACCCTATGTCTATGTTGCATAATAACAACAGACAATAATTCAAGTTTCAGATATAATATACTTTTACATCACAAAGGAGTTTTTAAATGGCTAAAGAGACTGTAACCGAAAGCCGCACTGTTACCAGCGATGGTGCTCGTCGTGCTATTCTTAAATGTTTCAAGAAAAAGCGTCCGGCTTTTCTTTGGGGCCCCCCAGGCATTGGCAAGTCTGAGGTGATTGAAGGTATTGCTCGCGATTTGGGCGGTGCATATATTGACCTTCGTCTTGCACAGATGGAGCCCACTGACCTGCGCGGTATTCCGTATTTCAACAAAGAGTTGGGTAAGATGGATTGGGCACCTCCCATCGATTTGCCTGACGAAGAGTTTGCTAAACAGTACCCTTATGTGGTCCTGTTTATGGATGAAATGAACAGTGCCGCTCCTAGTATTCAGGCAGCTGCCTACCAGCTGATTCTTAATCGCCGAATCGGCAAATACATTTTGCCTGACAATGTTGTCATGGTTGCCGCAGGTAACCGTGAAAGCGACAAGGGTGTTACCTTCCGCATGCCTGCTCCGTTGGCAAATCGTTTCATGCACTTTGAAATGCGTGTCGATCATGGCTCTTGGGAGACTTGGGCAGTTAACAACAAAATCCACAAAGACGTGGTGGGTTACATTGGTTTTGCTAAACAAGACCTCTATGACTTTGATCCTCGTTCTAGCTCGCGTTCGTTCGCGACTCCACGTAGCTGGACCTTTGTCAGTGAAATTCTTGAAGATGAGGACACTTCAGACGCTGAACTGATTGATTTGGTTGCAGGTGCAGTTGGCGAAGGTGTTGCAGTTAAGTTTATGGCTCACCGCAAAGTTGCAGGTCAATTGCCTAAGCCTGCAGACATTTTGTCTGGCAAAGTCACTGAACTTAAAGTTAAAGAGATCAGTGCCATGTACTCGCTGACTATTGCTATGTGCTACGAGCTTCAGGATGTTGCTAAGAAAGAAGGCGGTAAGCCTTCCGCAGAATGGCATAGTATGAGCGATAACTTCTTTAAGTTCATGATGGATAATTTTACCACTGAGCTTACTGTTATGGGTGCTCGTGTTGCGTTGACTACTTATAACCTGCCGTTTGTTCCTGGCAAGTTGAAGAACTTCGACGAATTCCATAAGCGTTTCGGCAAGTATATTGTGGCCGCAAGCCAGAAATAAAGTTAAAGGGAGGCAGGGCTTTACTCCTTTGACCGTAAGTCCTCCCGAATTATCATGAAACTTTCCTTAGAAAAATTAGATGGCAGACACAAAGGGCTCAATCGTTTAAAATATAGAGTATTGGTAAACGGTACCCAACCAATAAAATTTCAAGATTTCTGTCAAGTGCGACAATGGTGTTGGGATACATGGGGTCCGAGCTGTGAAAGAGAAATCTTTTTATCACTTGGACAGGATAATACAGGGTCTATAGATTGGGCATGGCATTACGATGAAAAGTTTAATTACTGCTACATTTACCTAGCAGGACCAAAGCAGTTGGAATTGTTTACATTAAAATGGTTATAAAAATTATTTTTGACAATAAATCCATTTTCAATTATAATATACACATAAACAAGGAGCACTAAATGGCTACTACTTCTAGCGAAAAGAAAACAGAACATAAACTTGCAGGTCGTCTGACAGATAATACAGACCCTCGCTTGGACGCCACAGTGCGTGAAAAACTTGTTACGGCTCGAATTGGTCTACTTCTTCGTGCCCCATTTTTTGGCAATCTTGCAACTCGTTTGAAACTGGTTAATGCCGACGAGTGGCTGGGTACTGCGGCCACAGACGGTCGCAATTTCTATTACAATACTGAATTCGTAAACAAACTCAAGCCTAAAGAAGTTGAGTTTCTTTTCGGACATGAAGTGTTGCACAATGTTTACGATCACATCGGCCGTACTGGAGATTTCCGTGACCGCCGACTGTTTAACTGCGCCGCAGACTTTTGCGTAAACAGTGACCTTATCGAACAAAAGATTGGCGACAAGATTACTCCTTGCCTGTACGATCCAAAATACAAGGGTTGGAGTGCTGAAGAAGTCTACGACGACCTTTACGACAAAGCAGAAAAAATCGACATCAGCGACCTTCTTCAGCAAGTGTTGGACGAACACATGGACGGAGATGAGCAGTCCGACGGAGATGGTGAAGGCAAAGACGGCGATAAAAAAGGCAAAGGTCGTCCTCGCTTGAGTGAAGAAGAAAAGCGACAGATCAAAGACGAAATTCGTGAAGCACTGTTGCAGGCTGCTCAGGCTGTGGGCACAGGAAACTTGCCAGGTGGTGTCAAGCGTCTTATTAAAGATCTCACTAAACCCGTTGTGAACTGGCGTGAACTGTTGCAACAACAAATTCAAAGCACTGTAAAAGACGACTTTAGCTGGATGCGTCCAAACCGTCGTGGCTGGCATATGGATGCTGTTATGCCAGGCATGAAGCCAGGTACTCAAATTGATGTCTGTGTTGCCATTGACACTTCGGGTTCTATCAGCGAAAAAGATCTTAAAGACTTCTTAAGCGAAGTTAAAGGTATTATGGAGTCCTACGACGAATATAAGATTCGTGTTATTACTTGGGATACCTCAGTATATAACCCTGAAGAATTTACCAGTGATAACATGTCAGATATTACCAGCTATACTCCCGGTGGCGGTGGCGGTACTGATCCACATTGTGTTTGGGAATGGCTTAAAGATAATGACATCGAACCTAAGAAGTTGATTATGTTTACTGACTTCTGCTTCTTCGGTTGGGATCCTGCAAGTGTGCAAGACTACTGTGATACAGTTTGGGTTATTAAAGGCAACCCCGATGCCGAACCCGAGTTTGGTGTTTGGGCTCATTACGAAGAGGCAAAGAAACATGCTCATGCATAAAGATGTAGATGTTACTACGGTTCCAAAAGAACTAGTCAATGATATTATGGATGTAATGGTCAGTGACTTGGCCAAAGAAATTGACTTTGACATCATAGCAGAGCAGTTATCTAAATGCGGTTGGTCTAAGGTAGATCTTCCACCGTTTGACAATCGATATAAATCTGTAGATATTGTTGATTGGGCTTTTCATCATTGTCAAGGCAGTTTCGAACACTTTGGTGTACGTTTTATTTTTGAAGATAAAAGGGATGCTACTTTATTTGCGTTAAAATGGTTATAACATCTTACTAAGACTTAAATATTGTTAGTGTGTCGAAGGTATATATGAGTCACGAACAAGACAAGCTCAAGAACAGTAAACGTAGATTTGAAGATGACAACGCTGTAAAAAAACAGACTAAGATTGCTAAAGAGCATGGTGCTCCAGTCACAGAGCCACACCGATTGCATAAAAAACATGCCATGGATTGTGGTAACCCAGAATGTTATCTTTGCGGCAATCCTCGAAAAACACATAAAGATAAATTAACAATTCAAGAGAAAAGATTCTATCAGGACACAGACAAAGTCACTGACAAGCATAGTAACGGAATTCATCCAAATGAAAAGAATGAAGGTTGATCTTAAAGACATTATGGACGAAGATGAGTTTTATAGCAAAAATCATCAAGTAACAGAAGACGACTTTTATAAAAAGTCAAACAAAAATCTAAACAATAAAAAATCAAACAAGAATCATCATTCTCGATATCGAGACGAAGACGATAACGAGTTTCTATAAAACATCTCAGTGAGCATATTATGAGCAAAAGAGTTGGACCTATTACCCTAGACAGCGATGCCGCTGATCGTATTACGGTGTTAAACTTGATGGAGTGCAGAACGTACCTCAAAAAAGAACTCAGTGATTGGAAAAAGAATCCTCGGTCAGAAACCAATCCTGACGGATATTGGTTGCATCCCGAAGATGTAGCTGGTAACACTCGCTTGGTAGAAGCAATGAACACAGTTATCAAATACTTTGGCAAATGAAAAAGATTTTCTACGAAAAAGTTGGACGCAGGTACAAACCTGTGTATGAATACGACCAGATGTTACTGGATGGTTTCCCAAAAGGTAATCATATTGTTATGTGTTACCCAGGTGGGCAGAGTCGTCGATATGATATTGATCCCAACTATGCGGCTTTGATTGCTGCCGCACGTATTGCTGAAGATGCGATGAGTCAAGCTGTACGTCAGGCAAGCGAAATGCGGCCACAACGAACGCCATTGACACCAGGTCAATTGAAGGCTTGGAAAAAGTTAGCAAAAGAGTTTGGTGATGACTTGGCTACACTAAACATGGGTAGTGCCAGAGACATAGCAGAAGCAGGACTAAAGGCACTGCAAGAAGAAGCCGACAAAT